GGGAAAACATTGCATGAGTGGATTGGTTAGGACATTGTCGAAGATGGTACAGGATGCGCGATGGACAGAGCGACATCCGTCTTCCATGAGTGTGATGAGGTGCTGAGCGTAGGCTGGATTCTTGCCTACAGAGCTGCAGACTGAGTGGCCACAAATGCGGCTAGTGTCAAGAAGGGTGGCTTCGTAGACACCGTGGAGACATTTGGTTTGATGGATCTTTTCACAGTCGACAACAAGGGCAGGTCGACCATGGAAAGTGTTGTGGGACTCGGGCTTGAAGTCACCGAGAAGATGGTCTTGTGAAGCCATCTCATCGTGGAAGGCGAGGTGTGAAAATTCGTCTTCCACGGGAATGGTGCCTGCACGGGCATGTGATTCGGCGATTGCAATTGAGTCGGAGAAATTCTCTTCAGAGGGCTGGGATGCCTCTTCGAAGAGGATGGCCTCAGCAGCGGTTTGCGCTGAGGCCAGGACTTCAGTGAAGAAGGAGTCAAGGTCGAGAGGGTCATAGTAGAGAATGTGATCAGAGAGGGTGCCCGTGAGTGGGGCAGGATCCTCGTGCTCGAGGACGGCGTAGTAATTGTCGTTGAAGAAGGTCAAGCGGCTTGGTGGGGACACTTTTGGAGCGTGCGGCATCGAACGAATTGTGGCCTTCATGACAACTTCCATGTTGGTGCGGAGCTTGTGGCGGCGAATCTGAACAATATCGCTGCCAACTTTGGTCGTTGTAATGCGAGTGCGGTCGTCATATCCGGGGGGAGATCCGGAATAATGTTCGACAGTGGCTGCAAATTGAGCTTTCTTGAGTTCAGTGAGGAAGAACTCAAGGTCAGAGTCGGAGACGTGGCGAAAGACAGATGTGGGGTCGATCGCAATGGGATTAGGAGTGACAGTGGCGATGAGAGCGTTGACATCGGCACGTTCAACAACTTCCTGGACTTGGGAGTCGACAAGGAAAGTTGTGATCATGTCGGGTATCTGAGGGTAGTCGTAAATCTCTTGAAGAGCTTTATTGAGATTAACGACGGCGGCGGGAACGCCAGGTTGACGGGTGGGAGACGTGCCATACACAAAGTCAGGCGAGACGAATGTGTACGGGGTGGGTTCAAACAAGAGAGGGAACTGGGGATCGGAAGGGTGGGCAGGGCTACGAACACCTGACCGTGACTTTGATGCGAGGGTCGACTCGGGTCGCTTTGGCAACATTTGCGTGGGCTAATTTTCTCCGTGAGAAAACGGACCCATAAAAGACAAGCCAGAGTTTACATTTAAAGAGAGAGTAGGCAAGGGGAACTCAATCTCGATTACGTTTGATTTGAGAACGAACGCACAAACAAATTCCTATAAACAAGTCAGACAGCTGGAAGGGCTGAATACAAAGCTAGAACAAAATCACGTATCGACAGCAGAG